AAGGAAATCAAGGACCAACAGGTTTACAAGGCAATACTGGACTGCAGGGTAATCAAGGACCTACAGGAATCCAAGGAACAATTGGTTCACAAGGAAATCAAGGACCAACAGGTTTACAAGGCAATACTGGACCGCAGGGTAATCAAGGACCTACAGGAATCCAAGGAACAATTGGTTCACAAGGAAATCAAGGACCAACAGGTTTACAAGGCAATACTGGACTGCAGGGTAATCAAGGACCTACAGGAATCCAAGGAACAATTGGTTCACAAGGAAATCAAGGACCAACAGGTTTACAAGGCAATACAGGACCGCAGGGTAATCAAGGCGTTGATGGTAATCCTAGCTCAATAGCAGGACCGCAGGGTAATCAAGGACCGCAGGGAAGACAAGGACCTATAGGACCAGGCGCACCTCCTAATTTTACACCTGGACCGCAGGGTAATCAAGGACCGCAGGGTAATCAAGGACCAACAGGTTTGTCGGGAGTAGGAGTTCAAGGACCTACCGGAGAACCTGGAGGAAATGGTCCACAAGGACCTCAAGGAAATCAAGGACCAATAGGAAATCCAAGTTCTGTAGCAGGACCTCAAGGAAGACAGGGACCCACAGGTTTGTCGGGAGTAGGAGTTCAAGGACCTACCGGAGAACCCGGAGGACCCGGTCCTACCGGCCCTCAAGGATTTACAGGTCCAACTGGTACAGGTACTCCGGGACCTACCGGCCCTACCGGCCCTCAAGGATTTACAGGTCCAACTGGTACAGGTACTCCGGGACCTACCGGCCCTACCGGCCCTCAAGGATTTACAGGTCCAACTGGTACAGGTTCTCCCGGCCCTCCCGGCCCTACCGGTCCTCAAGGATTTACAGGTCCAACTGGTACAGGTTCTCCCGGCCCTCCCGGCCCTCCCGGAGGTCCCGGCCCACCAGGACCTAGCGGTGGACCAGGCCCCACGGGATTAACAGGAGACGAGGGACCCACCGGACCAGTAGGCCCCCCAGGACCAACAGGAGGCGCGGGACCCACCGGACCTAAGGGACAAAAAGGAGAACCCGGAGGATTTTCACCTTTCCCTGCATTCTCCGACAGAAGGCTAAAAAAAGATATAGAAGAAATAGATCCTGTGTTAGAACAACTATATAGCATAAAACCTGTTAATTATAATTGGAACACGGATGAAATGAAAGGTGTTATTTTAGAAGTAAATAAAACATCTTCATCTCACAGGATTCCTTCTAACTTATACGGTAAAGAAGTAGGTATTATAGCCCAAGATATAACCGATGGACTTAAAACAGGTTTATTGAAGGAGTTTAAGATAGAGGGGCAAAAAGGAGTTCTAGCTGTCAACTATGATAAACTTTCGGTGTATAATCTAAAAGCTATACAGGAATTATATGATTTAATAAAGGATTTAACTAGAAGAGTTACAAAATTAGAAAAAGGAGAAAATCATGAGTAAACTAAGAAATGTAGAAGCAGTAAAAAAACTTCTAATAGGAGAACACAAAACCCAGAATAGAACAACTATAGGATATCGAAAGAAAGAAGATTCCGAAATAAGAAATGTAGGAGATATATGGGAAGACGTTTCACCTATGGGTCATGTAACGGAATGGGAGCAAAGAGATGGATATAAAGTAAAAAGATCCAAAGGTGTTAGGGAAATACTAAAAGAGTTAGACAGCATAAGTAAATTTCCTAATTGTTTAGATACATGTGATGGAAAATTATTTGGTCAAGCAGATTATAAATTAGGAAAAAAAACAGGAAGATGCTTGGAATGTACAATAAAACATGAAGCGGAATTGAAGCTAAATGGAAAATTTGATACTTATGTTCATGATAAAAAGAAAGAGAATGCAGTATCATTTCTAAAAGAAGCATCTAAAGAAGTAGAAGTTTTATTAAGATCATTTGATAACATGGGATATTCTCATGCAGATGGATCTATTGAAAAATGGTCAATTGAAAATAAAGAATCATTTTTAGAAAAGATTAGGACAGATTTTAATAATTTGAAAGATGATATTATGGGAACATATAACATAAAAGAAGAAGATTTAAATATAGATGTCAACAAATAAAGTAAAACTAGCAATAGCTCAGGAGTATAAAAAGTGTGCAAAAGATTCAACTTATTTCACTAAAAAGTACTGCAAAATAGAGCACCCTACAAAAGGACGTATATTATTTGGTCTCTACCCATTTCAAGAGACCACATTGGAAAAGATGCATAGGGAAAGATACATTATCATAAACAAAGGAAGGCAGTTAGGAATATCTACATTATCAGCTGCATTCATTTTGCATAATATGATATTTAACAATGGATATAAAGTTCTTATCATTGCGACCAAGCAAGATGTAGCAAAAAACTTAGTTCATAAAATTAGATTAATGCATGATTTTTTACCTTCATGGCTAAAACAAGAGACATTGGAGGACAATAAAATGATGCTTAGATTCAAAAATAATGGGTCTAGTGTTAAAGCTGTATCATCAAGTCCTGATTCTGCAAGATCCGAGGCACTGTCTTTACTAGTCATAGATGAAGCAGCTCACATTTCTAATTCAGAAGAAATTTGGACAGCTGCACAATCTACATTAGCTACGGGTGGTAGTTGTATATTATTATCGACACCTAATGGAGTAGGTAATTTGTTTCATAGAATTTGGCAGGAATCTTTAAATGGAGGAGATTTTACTTCCGTATTTCTACCATGGACTGTTCATCCTGAGAGGGATTGGAAGTGGCGAAAGGAGCAAGATATATTATTAGGAGAAAAAGCAGCGGCTCAAGAATGTGATGGTGACTTCTTAACATCCGGACATACCGTGGTAGATGGTAGTATTTTAGTATGGTATGAAAATAATTGCGTAAAAGACCCAATAGAAAAAAGAGGTGAGACTGGGGATTTATGGGTATGGAAGTATCCTGAAAGTGATTGTACTTACGTTGTATGTGCCGATGTATCTAGGGGAGATTCTTCTGACTTTTCTGCTTTTCATGTTTTAAATATAGAGACGTTAGAACAAGTTGCAGAATTTAAGAGTATGATTGGCACCACCGAATTTGGACATTTATTAATGAGCATAGCCTCCGAATATAATGGAGCTTTACTTGCTATTGAAAATGCGTATGTTGGTTGGGCAGTTCTACAAACTATCATAGATTTAGGGTATCAGAATTTGTATTATACTTTCAGGAATGACCCTTTTGTAGACCCAGACGTGCATGTTAACATAAATCAAGACTATTTACTTAAGGATAACATGGTCCCAGGATTTACTACATCTACTAAAACAAGACCCGTAATGATTTCTAAACTAGAGACATATTATAGAGAGAAATCTCCAATAGTATATAGTAAGAGATTAATACAGGAATTATTTACTTTTGTTTGGAAAGATCACAAAGCAGAAGCTAGAGATGGATACAACGATGACTTAGTTATGTCTTTTGCTATTGGACTTTGGGTTAGGGACACTTCGTTGAAAATGAAAACTTTAGGTTTAAGTTTTTCTAGATCTTTACTAAATAACACAACAAAAACTATATACACTCCAAGTAACTCTAATAAAATGCATGATTCTTGGTCTATGAAAACTAGAAACAATGAATCAGAGAGTCTAACTTGGCTTATAAAATAAAAACATGGATAATTCAATACAAGCAAAACTAAAGAGATTATTCTCTACGCAAGTGATTGTTAGGAGAATAGGAAAAGATAGGATTAAAGTTATTGATACCTCTAGGCTACAAGGCGCAGGTACTAAAGATAAAGTCGGTTATGCGGACAGATTCTCTGGTTTACATACATCTAGGCAATACGGGTATTCTCCTAACAACAATACCATAAATTTTCACTCTTCAAAGTTACAGATATTTACAGATTATGAAGCTATGGACACAGATCCAATCATAGCCTCTGCATTAGATATTTACGCAGACGAAAGTACGGTAATGTCAGTAGAGGGAGATTTGTTAAACATCAGTACACCTAATGAAAATATCAAAAAAATACTCTATAATTTATTTTATGACATATTAAATATAGACTATAATTTATGGAGTTGGACGAGATCTTTATGTAAGTACGGAGATTTCTATTTATATTTGGATATAGAAGAGGGTCTTGGTATAAAAAATGTTATTCCGTTATCAGCCTATGAAGTTAGAAGGATGGAAGGAACAAACCCAGAAAATCCTTATGAAGTTAAATTTATATATGAAGGATTACACACTACTCAAATGAGTCCGATTGTATATAGAAATGATGAAAGAAAAAATAAAGAATTAGATTATCATGAAGTAGCTCATTTTAGATTATTATCGGATAGCAATTTTCTACCTTACGGAAGAAGTCAAATAGAACCTGCAAGAAAGATTTTCAAAATGCTAACTTTGATGGAGGACGCTATGTTAATCCATAGAATAATGAGAGCCCCAGAGAGAAGAGTTTTTAAGATAAATGTGGGAAGTATTCCGCCTAATGAAGTAGATAACTATATGTCTACTATTATATCGACAATGAAGAAAACTCCTTACGTCGATGAAAAAACAGGAGATTATAACCTTAAGTTTAATCTACAGAACATGTTAGAGGACTACTATCTACCAGTAAGGGGCAAAGATGCTAGTAGTGAAATATCCACACTACCGGGTCTAGGCAATCAAGGTTTTATGGATGATATTGAATACGTTAGAAATAGAATGATGGCTGCCTTAAAAATTCCTAAGCCTTTCTTGGGATATGATAAAGATACAGAAGGTAAGTCTATGATTGCTGCCGAGGACGTTAGATTCGCTAGAACCATAGAAAGAATACAGAAAATAATTGTATCGGAGTTAAATAAAATTGCCATTATTCATTTATATACTCAAGGATATAAAAACGAGGAATTGGTTGACTTTTCTCTTTCTTTAAACAATCCTTCTTTAGTTTATGAAAGACAGAAAGTAGAAATATTAACAGAGAAAATGAATTTAGCTCTAGTAATGCAAGATTCTAAATTATTCTCTAGAAAATATATCCATGAAAACTTATTTAAATTATCGGAATCAGAAAGATTAGTAGAGGAAGAATTGATTATTGAGGATTTAATGACTACTTTTAGACACTCTCAAATAGAAACAGAAGGTAATGACCCAAAACTATCAGGACAAAGTTTTGGCACGCCACATGATATGATGTCATTAAAATTAGCATCTAAAGGAAATGAAATTGATCCAATGTCATTTGATGATGGAGAAGAATTGGAGTTTGTAGATAAAGAAGATAATCGAGGAAGACCTAAGAGAATTGGTACGTTCGGTACAAAAGATGATACAGTTAATGGTAGAGATTCTATGGGAGATAGAGACATGAAATCGAATTTAGAAGGAGAAAGAGACCCTTTGAAGGCGAGAAAAAGAGAGAACCCGGTCAATTTAGAATCTAAGCTAGTTAATTCTCTTAGGAGGCAATTTGACAGCCCTGTGGGAAATAAGAATCTAATTATAGAGAAATCATTCAAGGAAAACGAAAAAGCAGCAGGTACAGATTTGCTAAGTGAAAATAACTTGTTAGATTTAGAGTGATTTAGATAAACATTACAATATTTATTTAAAATAATTTCTTTTAATAAGAAATTCACAACTATAAAAAATGAAGAAAATAAAACACAAAAAGCACCGGAATACGGGATTGATTTTTGAAATGTTAGTGAAAAAAATGACTAGCAATGTATTACAGGGAGAAGGGATAAATGAAATATCCTCAATTATAAAAAAACACTTTTCAAACAATTCAGAGATTAGACAGGAGTTGACTTTCTATCAAATGTTAACTAAAGAGAAAGTAAACAGTCCTAACCTCGCTAATGAATTAATTGAATCTATAAAAGAAGCTAGAAACTCTCTAGACCTCGAAAAATTAAATAAAGAGAAATATAGATTATACAAAGACATTACATCATATTTCGGCGGGGATTCTTTCTTCGACATAAAAGTAGAAAACTATCAGAACTATGCTAGCATCTACACATTATTCGAATACAATCAATCGGATAATCCTCCAGTGATGGTCTCAAATAAACAAAATCTAATAGAATGTATATGCAATGTAGAACCATCTAATACCATGTCATCTGAATACTTAACAGAATCAGAAGATATAAGATTGTCAGCATTTGAGATAATGATTGAAAAGTATAATGATAAATATGATGGTCTATTAAGTGAGCAAAAAACATTATTAGGCAATTATATAAACATGGAGACTTCATCAGATGAATTTAAAACATTTATTGCATCTGAAACAAATAGATTGAAAGAATCCATTAATAGCATTATTCCTAAGATTGAAAATACAGCATCATCAAATAAATTAAATGAAATGATAGATGTCTTAAATCAAGTTAATAATGCAAAATACATCACAGAAGATCATATACATGTTATCATGAAATACTATGAGTTTGTAAATGTTATAGCAAAGTGAAAAATATAAAAAATAATAAAGAAGCATTCATGAAATACCTATTTGAGTCTTTAAATAAAAGTTTTAAAGTGGGTGGCCCCGCCGAATCTTCTTCCAAATACTTACCTATTGACGATGAGGATGGAGTTAAAACTGAAATGAATGTAACAAGCAATCTGGATGGTGGTGAAGGCCCTCCGAGAACTCCCCTAGTATTCAAAAGGAGAAAACCGGAGACAAAGGAAAAACCTTACAAGTTCATAAAGAAAACAACTTTCAATAAAATAGAGCGGGATAAAGAAAAACAAAAAACCACTCCATTTTTAAAACAAGAATCCGTAATAAATTTTATAGACGAATTCTTAAAAAATATAAATAATGGCACAAAATAGAGTACTCCTAATAGACTCCATATCTATTTTTAATCCTGTTAGCTGTGTATTAAATGAATCCAAAGGCAAAAACGGCGGACTACTAGTTAAAGGAATATTACAAAGAGCTGATTCCGTAAATCATAATAAGAGAATGTACCCTCGAAAATTAATGGATGAGCAAGTTAGAAAATATCAGGATAAAATAAAAGAGGGTATAGCTTATGGAGAATTAGATCATCCGGAAAGAGCTGATACCTGGCTATCCGAGGCATCTCATATAATTACAGATATTTGGTGGGAGGGAGATGACATATACGGTATTGCTGAAATTTTAGACTGGACGCCAAAGGGTAATTTACTAAGGAAATATTTTGATAAGGGACACACGGCAGGGATAAGTTCTCGAGGAGTTGGAACTTTAAGAGAAGCCGGACTTAGAAATGGCGCACCTTACTATGAAGTTGGAGAAGATTATGAAATGGTAGCTTTTGACTTTGTATCTAATCCATCTACACAAGGAGCATTTATGTCACCCGTAGTAATGAAAGAATCTAAAAGTTATCTTGTAAATGTCGATACATTAGCTGACGAAATCCTGAACATGTCAAAAATATTGTAATGGCTGTAGTTATATTTCCTTTAGCGGGTTTTGCAGGTTGGGCTAGCGATTCAATAAAAGAGCAGGAGAGAAATAACCAAATACGAAATTTAGAAAAACAATTTAAAGATACTCCATTAGGTAAGTATGAAAATTCTGTATATGTGGAAACAAATATAGATAACGTTTATGAAAGTAGTGAAAAATATAATATAGTTATTATAAACAATAACGAAATTGAAAAATTATTTGTAAGACAACCTATCATAGAAAAACTTAGAACTGATAAAAGAAAAATTAAATTATATTCCTATGTTATAATAAATCCCGAAGGATTAGACGAAGAAGAGCGTAGAGTTAGAATGTCTAATAAGATCAAAGATAAGATATTTATAAATCATGATGTATATTCTACAAATAGAGCAGATTATCTTTTAACATTTTCTGGAGTTAGAAAAATAGCTAACGAAGAACTAAACTTTAAGGATTTATCACCAAAACAAATAAGAGAAGCCGTAAAAAATTCTCAAAAACTTGGAGTTCTTCAAAAACCTACCGGAAATTTAGAGGTAGATTTTACCATGGCTATTACTTACAGAATGGAAGTTGAAATATACTACACTAGTTCTAACACTAAACAAAAAAAAGAAATATCCACTGGAAAAAGAGTTGTAGAACCAGTTGCTCTTGGTATTGCCGACAGTAAATTTGACGGAGCAGGAAAAAAAGTTATTAGAATTTGGCAAAAAACAGGAGATACTTTAACTCCTAAAAATAGGCCAGGATGGAGATTTATGTATTTAGATGGTATAAAATCTTTAAAATTCACCGGAAAATATTTTAACTATAAAAGACCCTCTTTCAATAGTTCTGGAGATGAATTTATGATAGGTAGAATAATTATAGCTTCTTTTGGAGAGACTAGGATTTACGGAAAAGGTAGAAGAGCCGGTATAATAACATCCGTTGTAAAAAAATTAGTTCTTGAATTAGCATCACTTGAGGGTGCTAGTAGCGGTAGAAGTGAATTAAGAAAAAAGGACATAGTAGAAAGATTACAGGAAATTAAACGATTACACGAAAATAAAATAAAAGTTTTAGGATATGAAGATAGAGATTTAATATATAAAATTTTACCTTAAAATTAAATAAAAATACATGTTTTACATAAAAAATAGCATTTTAGGAAAAATGTATAATATTTATTGATAATAATATCTTGTATAATATAAGATTAAACGATTAGAAAAATATATTTAAGATTTACAATAGTCTTACAATCAAAATAGTAACATGAACGATTTATTAAAATCCGCAATTGCCGATGCAAAAGCTATAAAAGAAACAGCAATGCAAAATGCAAAAGCAACTCTCGAAGAGTCAATTCTATCTAAAGTTTCTCCGCTTCTTGAAAGTACAGACGAAGAAGAAGAAAAGGATGAAAAGGAAGTGGATGAGAAATTTGATCCTTCTCAATTTAAAAAGAAATCTTCTGATTCTAGTAAAAGTCAAATGCAAGAAGCTGACAATCCTGATGAGGAAGAAGACATGGAAGAGGCTTATAATGAAAAAGAAGAAAAAAAAGATGATGACTCTGCTAGTTTAGAAGAAATTCTAAAGGAACTAGAGCTAGAATTACAATCTTCTAACATTGGAGCAGGGGACAACAAAATGGATAATTACGACAGCGATACAGAAGACCCTCAAGGTCCTAAGTATTTTAGCCGTAAAGATGTCATGAGCGCCCTAGAATCAATGTTTTCAGAAGCTATCGGAGACAAGGAAGGTGATGACGAAGAAGAAGAAGGTGAAAAGAAAGACATGAAACAAATGGAAAACGAATTAAAAGAGGCTTATGAAGTTGTAAATCAACTCAAAGGAATGCTTCAAGAAGTTAATCTGTTGAATTCTAAATTACTTTATACTTCTAAACTTTTCCGCAACTACGCTTTATCAGAAAATCAGAAGAAAGATATTTTAGAAAACTTTGAGCGTGTAGTAACAATCAGGGAGGCTAAATTATTATATTCTACTTATGCTAAAGTACATGAAGGTGTAGATGCAAATAAAGGTAAAAAATCTAAGAGTATTACCGAATCTTTTGCTTCAAAACCAACCAACAGTACAGCTCCTTCTGCTGCTACTAAATCAAATATTGTAAACGAATCAAACAATCTACGTGCAAGATTACAGGAACTTGCAGGTATAATTAAGTAAAAATATGGGAAATTTAGACCACATGCTTCCGCATGACTATAATAGGACACAAAAAGCGGAGGCGATGAAATACATAACCAAGTGGGAACCCACTGGTTTACTTGAGGGCTTAGATGAAAAAAGAGAGAAACCGCATTTAGCAGTCCTTTTGGAAAATCAAGCTCGTCAAATCGTAACAGAAGCTAACAGAACTGGTACTGCTTCTAACTCGGAAGAATGGGCAGGTGTAGCACTACCTTTAGTACGAAGAATTTTCTCTTCTATTGCGGCTAAAGATTTTGTTAGTATCCAGCCGATGAACTTACCTTCGGGTCTAGTATTCTTCTTAGACTTTAAGTACGGCACATCACAGCCAGGATTCTTTGCCAATCAAGGTAAAAATTCTCAAAAAGACTCTCTATTCGGTATTACCGACTCAGACAAAGGTGGTGCAGCGGGTACTCAAGGTCTTTACGGAGCAGGAAGATTTAGCTATTCTATTAATGACTATTCAAGTTCTACTTTGTCTTTCACAGGTAGTGTTAATAGAATTAATTCTACTAAGTTCTTTACAGGATCTGTTAATATGACTTCTGATATTAACTATGATACTAACTTCTCTGCATCTTACAAGAGCAACACGAAGTTACGTAAAGTATTTATATCTACTGACTCCCTTTCAGGATTTGATCCACTAGGAGTTAGAGCATTTACAGTAACAGGAACTAATATCAATGATACATTCCAGCAGTTTACGTCTTACGACTTAACTAATAACAGAATCGTATTTATTGTTTCTGGTTCTACTACAATATCTAACGTAAAGGTAAATTACCACAAACAACCTACTGACCTTACTAGAGGTGACTTCGAAGAGGGCAAAACTCAAGCGGGAGGTAGTAATGAGGATTTACCAATTCCAGAAATCAATTTGGAAATGCGCTCTGAGGCCATTACGTCTAAAACACGTAAGCTAAAAGCTAAATGGACACCAGAATTCGCGCAGGATCTTAACGCATACCACTCTATTGATGCAGAAGCTGAATTAACTTCTATGCTTTCTGAATATATTTCTCAGGAAATTGATTTGGAAATTCTAGATATGTTAGTATCAGAAGCTCAGACAGTAGAAAGATGGTCTGCTAAGATTGGATTTGCTTACGACCCTGGTTCAGCTACGTTCTCAAACGCGGCAACAACTGGTCAATTCTACAACCAAGGCACTTGGTTCCAAACAATCGGAACTAAAATGCAGAAGGTATCCAACGAAATTCACCGATTAACCATGAGAGGTGGTGCTAACTTTATTGTTACATCTCCAACGATTGCCACTATCCTAGAATCAATCCCAGGATATGCAGCTGACACTAATGGTGATCAAGCTAAATTTGCAATGGGTGTACAGAAAGTAGGTTTGTTAAATAGCAGATTTACTGTATACAAGAATCCATATATGACCGAGAACTTATTATTAATGGGCTATAGAGGCGCTCAATTCCTAGAAACAGGAGCTGTTTACGCACCATACATTCCGTTAATTATGACTCCTCTAGTGTATGATCCAGAGAACTTCACTCCAAGAAAAGGTATCATGACGAGGTATGCTAAGAAAATGGTTCGTCCTGAATACTACGGAAAGATTTATGTTCATGGATTAGATTCTTTATAATAATAAAGTGTTCATAATTTATTGATATACTGGCGAGGCTTCAAAAAAGCCTCGCCTT